CCCCATCCGCCGGTGAATCGGTTGAGAAGCCGGCGGCCAAGCGCAACCAGGCGGCTCGGGATCGAATTCAATTTCCTAATCGAAAAAAATCGATTGGGGCGCGATCTACGCGGTCAGGACGAAGAAGTTTGGACCCCCCTACCCCCGCCAGGCGGTGGCCCGCCGACCAGATCGAGCGGCGCAAGGTGTCGGCGCTCATCCCCTACGCCCGCAACGCCAGGCGGCATCGGCCATCGCAGATCGCCGAGATCGCTGCCTCGATCAAGGAATGGGGATGGACGATGCCCGTCTTGATCGATGAGGAGGACGTGACGATCGCCGGGCATGGGCGCGTGCTGGCTGCTGAGCGCTTGGGCATCGATGACATTCCGGTGATCGTTGCGCGCGGCTGGAGCGAGGCACAGAAGCGCGCGTATCGGCTGGCGGACAATGAAATCGCCATGCACGCACAGTGGGACAAAACGCTGCTGCGCGTCGAATTGGCTGAGCTACGTGACCAAGGGGTCGACCTGGCGCTGATGGGCTTTGCGGCCGAGGACGCGATCGTTGGGGGGCCTGATCCGCTGGGCGACATACCGCAGGCGCTACAACTCGCCCCGCCGCGGGAATACGCGGTGGTCATGTGCGCCGACCTGGGCGAATGGGAACGGCTCAAGGTCGCGCTGAAACTGACGCCAGTGCGTCGAGGCGGCTACCGCAAGGGATCGCCGCTCGACGACGTCGGCACGCAGCGCGTCGTCAAGGCCGCCGACTTGCTGGGCATGATCGAGAAGCCGAATGCTCGTCGCCGTGCCGTCTAAGGGCCGCGCCGGGATGGTGCGGACGCAAACCCTACTGCCGTCATGCACGGTCTTCGTTCCCGCGCTCGAGGCCGAGGCCTATCGCTCCGCCGGCGCTCGAAACGTCGTCGCGGTGCCGAACGATGTCCAAGGAATCACCCGAACCCGAAACTGGATATTGCGGAACACGCGGGAACGCTGGGTGGTGATGATCGATGACGACGTTCGAACCCATGGCTGGGTCGAGCTGCTGCCGCGCGCGGCGATGAAGCAAACGCTCGATCACGCCCAATGGCTCGCTGAATTTCGCAAGATCTTCGAGGTCACCGAGGGCGTCGGCTATCGAATATGGGGCGTGGCGACCGATGGTGCGACGCGCGCCGTTTATCCGTTCTATCCATTCCGCTGGCGATCCTACGTCACCGCATCTTGCATGGGGATCATCAACGACGGTCGAACCTATTTCGACGAGAGCTATCCGGTCAAAGAAGATTACGAATTGTGCGCCCGCTGCATTACCGAGGACGGCGGCGTGGTCAGCGCGCAATACGTCTTTTGGGTCAACGGCCACTGGCACGATGACGGTGGCTGCAAGGATTACCGGACGCAACCAATGGAGGAAGACTGCATCAAGCGGCTGCGCCGCACCTATCCGCACCTGGTGCGGGTCGCGACGCGAAAAGACAATCAATGGGCGATCGAGATCGCGGGCTGAGGATGCGCGGGCGCCGGCCGAAACCAACTGCGCTGCATCGGTTGCAAGGGACGTACAATCCGACTGACCATGGGCGCGATCGCCGCGATGAGCCGATTGCCGAGGGCGAGCTCGCGCGCCGCGCCCCGCCGTGGTTCACGCCAACGCAACGCGCGGCCTGGCGCTATGCGATCGAACACGCGCCGCCCGGTGTTCTCAAAAAGATCGATCTCAGCATGTTGGTCGCCTGGGTCGAGGCCTACGACCGCCACCGCATTGCAATGGAAATGCAAGCCAGGCTCGACAGCGAGGCGTCGCTCAAGCTGCTGATCCGGACGCCGCAAGGGCTAATGCCGTCGCCCTATAACGACATTCTCGACAAGACCGCGAAAAAGATGTTCCGCGCCGCGGCCGAGCTCGGGTTCTCGCCGGCGGCCAGGCCGCGCATTCACGTTGCACCGGAGCCGGCGCCCACTGACGCCGACAATCCATGGGCGGCGCTGCGGCTGATCCCCGGAGGTCGCCCATAAGCGACGACCCGCGCGGCTTCGTCCGCGACGCGATCGCCTATGCGGACCGGATCGCCGATCGCCCGGATCTCGCCAGCTTTCACGCGCGCCTGGCCGCCCGCCGCTTCCTCGATGATCTAGCGCACTGCACCGCCTGGCGCTTCGACGAGGGCTTGGCCGTCCGCGCGATGCTGTTTGCCTCGCAAATGCCGAACATCAAGGGACCGGAGGCGGGCAAACCGATCCGGCTCATGGATTGGCAGAAATTCGTCTTTGCGAACGTCTTCGGCTGGGTCGACGAAACGGGATCGCGCCGCTTCCGCCAGGCCGCCGTGTTCGTGCCGAAGGGTAATGGCAAGACCACCGTCTCGGCGCCGCTCGCGATGTATCTGACATTTGGCGAGGGCGAGGGCGGGGCCGAGGGCTACGCCGCCGCGGTGACGCGCGACCAGGCGCGCATTCTCTTCGAGGTCGCGCAGAACATGGTGCGCCGCTCTCCGGAGATGCGGGCCGAGTGGGGCGTGGGCGAGCTCACCAATTCGATCTTTCAGCAAGAGACCGCGTCGAAATTCGTGCCGATCAGCTCGGACGCGAAGGCGCTCGACGGGCTCAATGTCCAGGTCGGGGTGTGCGACGAGATCGGATCGCACCGAACCAGCGAGGTTTACGATGCGCTCATTACGGCGATGGGTAAACGCCGGCAGCCGTTCCTTCTCTCGATCTCCACCGCCACCGGCAACACCGCGGGGATCGGCAAACAACTTTGGGACTATGGGTTGCGGGTTCTGCAAAAGGGTCAGGAAGATGATCGGTTTTTCGCCGCCATCTACTCGATCGATGACGGCGACGATCCCTGGGACGAAGCGACCTGGGTAAAGGCCAATCCGGGCTGGGGCCGCTCGGTCCAGCCCGACGCGATCCGCGCCATCATGCGCCAGGCGCGGAACAACCCCGCGCAAGAGGCGGCCGCCCGGACCCGACATTTGAATATCTGGATCGGCGCCGACGAGGCGCTTTTCTCGCTGCGCGCCTGGCACGCCTGCCAGGATCGCGAGTTGCGGCTCGACGACTTCGTCGGCCGGCGCTGTCATCTCGCCCTCGATCTCGCGTCGAAGACCGATCTCGCGTCGCTCGCGATCGTCTTTCCGCAGCCCGAGAACCGATACGCGGTCTTTGTCCGCTCATACCTCAATGAGGCCGCGGTGCTCGAGGCGCGCAATGCGTCCTATCCGGGCTGGGCGGCCGAGGGCGATCTCGTCATCACCGCCGGCGAGGAAACCGACTTTCAGACCATCGAGGACGACATCGTCGATCTGTGCCGTCGGTTCGCGGTCGAGAGCGTCGCCTATGACCCGTGGGCGACGACCTTTCTGGCTCAGCGCCTAAATGCGCAGCGGGTGCCGGTCGTCGAATTCCGCTCGTCGACCGCGAATTTCAGCGCGCCGACGCTGGAGCTCGACGCCGCAATGCGGGCCGGCCGCATTCGCCATGACGGCAATGGCCCGCTCGCCTGGTGCATCGGAAACGTGGTCGGGCACTATGACGCGCGCGGCAACGTCTATCCGCGCAAGGTCCGCCCCGAGAACAAGATCGACGCGGCGATAGCCGTCATCATGGCGATTGCGCGGTGCATGGCCGACCCGGGGCCCTCGGTCTATGCGACGCGGGGTTTGATCACGATCGGATGAGCCTCTGGTCCTGGCTGACCGGCTCGTCGCCGGCACCGCCACCGCCGCCAATGCGGATCGAGCCGGCGATCGCCGCCGGACCGGTCGCCGTCTCGAAGCAAGGCGATATCCTCGGTTCGATCAACTCGATGGCATTCCCGCAGCCGCTCTTGTACGCGGCGCTCGGCGGCTATGCATCGAACACCGGGGTTCCCGTCACCCCGTTTACTGCGCTGCAATCAGCGGCGGTCTACGGCTGCACCAAGTGCATTTCCGAGGACATCGCCGGATTGCCGCTGCAGGTGCGGCGCCGGACCGCAACCGGCGGCTGGGTCGTCGACACTGAGCACCCGCTCAATACGGGTGCCACCGGACCGCCCGGACCCGTTCCCGTGCCGCTGCCGATCGCCAGTGGCGGCACCAATGCGACGACGGCGGCCGCGGCGCTCGCGAACCTCGGCGGCGTCCCGCTGATCGGCGGGACGATGACCGGACCGCTGATCCTCGCCGCGGACCCGACTGTGGCGCTCGGCGCCGCGACCAAACAGTACGTCGAAACGCCGACGCGGCTTATCTGCCGCTGATCGGCGGCACGATGACCGGCGCGATCGCTTTCAACATGGGGACCGGTTATCCGAGCTCGACCACCGGTCCCCGGATCAGCCTCTACCCCGGCGGCGCCAACCCCGACGTGGCGATCGGCGTCGCGAGCAATGTCTTTTGGTTCGGCCTGCCGACCAACGGGTACGATTTTCGCTGGTATGCCGGCACCTTCATGGCGATGCAGTTGCCGGGCCAGGGTTACTTAAATCTGTTCAACAGTGCATCCGGGACCACACCGAACGTCCCCAGCGGGCAGTCTCAATGGGGGATCAATGTTGTCTCTGACGCACGCGGGCTTACTGCAATCTGATCAGCTATGGCAGCACCGGGGTCTTTGCCGGCGTTGCTTCGAACGGCACCGCGGCAGCGCCGACTGCAACAGCCGCCGGGCGGGCGCTCGCCGCATTCCAGGGCGGCGGGTATGACGGAACGAATTGGTCGAACCAAGCCGCCGGGGTCGACATCTACTCGGCCAACGCCTGGCTGACGACCGATCACTCGACGCAAATCCGCCTTTACACGACGCCATCGGGCTCGACGACGCTGACCTTGGGCGCCGCGCTCGAAATGGATGGCACCTGGTATGTCGGCCCCTCGGTCAATACGAGCACGAATAACACCGGCGCCGGCACCGTCAATGCCGCGAACGGCTATTTCCTGGGCGGCGTCAACATTTCCCCCGGCCACACGCCGGCCGGCCAGAGCACGCCCGCCAATCCGGGCGGAACGACGAGCACGACGTTTGTCATGATGGGCCTCGCCGGCTCGATCACGCCGACCGTGAGTGGCCGGGTGCTGCTCGCCGTCTCGGGTGATGCCCGGAACAGCGTCGCCGGCGACGGCGGGACGATCTCATTCCGCACCGGTACCGGAAACGTGCCGACCAATGGTCAGGCCGGGTTCGGCAACTCGCTCGGCAATGCGGTGTCCTTTACCTCGACCGCCGCCAATGCCGCGCACCCGTTTTCGATCGTCTCGATCACCACCGGGCTTACCCTCAACACCGCGCACTGGATTGACGTGGCCTTGCTGGCGGTGACCGGCGGAACCGCGAGCATAGAGGGCGTCACCATCGTCGCGATGGAGTTCTGATGAACGGAGGATGGATACCGGACCCGCCGATCGCCGAGGGACCGCTACCGCCGGGCGGCAATGGCGGCGATATCGAGATCCTGTGGGACAATACGAACGCGATCGGCGACTGGGGCCTCGCCGAGAGCGACTTGCTGACCGGCCAGGATCTCGAAACCGCTTGCCTCGTCAGCCTGTTCTCGGACCGCCTTGCGACACCGGACTTTGCCCCGACAGACGGCACCACCGATCGCCGCGGCTGGTGGGCCGATACCTACAACGATGAGCCCCTCGGTTCGAACCTCTGGCAACTCGATCGCGCCAAGGGGACGCGCGCAACGCTGGGCTTCGCCCGCAGCTATGCGCTCACCTCGCTGCAATGGCTGATCGACGACGGGGTCGCGGCGCAGGTGCTTTGCAACACCGCCTGGCTGAGCTCGACGATGCTGGGCATCGCGATCGCGATCATCAAACCGAACGGGACCGAAACCCGGTTCATGTTCGGCTGGGCCTGGTCGGGTCTGGCGTCGCTTGCCTCGCCGGTCCAGTTCCCGCCCGATCTCGCGCCGCAAAGGAGGCGCCTTGCCGTTCGCTAGACCGACACTGACCGCGCTGCGCAACACCGCGGTTCAAGACATCACGACCTCGGGGATCCCCGGGCTCTCGGGCCTGCTGCGCAACGCGGTGCTGCGGGTGCTCGCCTGGTGCATGGCCGCCCTTGCCTATTCCGTCTATGGCTACGCCGATTGGATCGCCCGGATGGGCGTACCTTTCACCGCGACGGATGAATTCCTTTACGCCTGGGCGGCGCTGATCGGGGATTATCCGAAGCCGGCGACCGCCGCGACCGGGACCGCGACCTTTACCGGCGATCCGTCGCTCGGCGCGACCCTGCCGAACAACACGCCGCTAAGCCGCCAGGACGGAACGCCCTACGTGACGACCGCCGCCGGCTCGATCGACGCCTCGGGCTCGGTCACCGTGCCGATCGCCGCCACCGTCACGGGCGAGTACACGAACGATGACGGGACGTCGCCGATCTCGATCGCCGCCCCGGTCGCCGGGATCAACTCGGGCGGCACCATGGGGCTGACCGAGGGCGGCGCCGACGCCGAGACGCAGGACCAGCTGCGGACCCGGACGCTGCTCAAATACCGCGCCCCGCCCCAGGGCGGCGACAGCAACGATTACGTCGAGTGGGCGCTCGAGGTGCCGGGCGTCACCCGCGCCTGGTGCCATGGGAACGCCATGGGTGTGGGGACCGTCTCGGTGTTCCCGATGTTCGACCAGCAGCGCGCGGCCAATGGCGGGTTCCCGGTGGGGACGGACGGGGTATCCCCGCTTGAACCGCGGATCGCGGAGAGCGTCGCTTCGGGCGATCAGCAGCTCGTCGCCGATCATATCTATCCGCTGCAACCGGTGACCGCGATGGTCTACGTGGTCGCCCCGGTGGCATGGGCGGTCGACGTTACGGTCGTCGCCTTGTCGCCGAGCACGCCCGATGTGACCGCCGCGATCTCGGACATGCTGCTGGTCGAGGCGTCGCCCGGCTGCACGCTCTATCCGTCGCAATTCTACGAGGCGATCCTCGCGATCCCGGGGATCGACCACCTCGATCTGACCGAGCCGTCGGCGCCGATCACCGCGCCCGGCGGATATCTCCCGGTGATGGGGACGCTGACGGCTTACGGCTGATGCCGCTGCTGTCGTTTACCGCTCAGGATTACCTCGGCCAATTCCAGCGCCTCTTGCCGCGCGGCCGGGTCTGGCACCGGGGCCTGCAAATGGTGCAGGACGCCGATCTGCTCGCGCTGATGCCGACCTGGTCGCGGCTGCAAGACGCGCTGAATACCCTGATCGCCGAGATCTTCCCTTGCTCGACCGTCGAGCTCCTGCCGGAGTGGGAGGTGACGCTCGGGCTCCCCGATCCCTGCATCGGTCCGCTCGACACGATCGCCCAGCGCCAGGCCGCGGTCTGCACCAAGTTCGTGGCGCGCGGCGGCCAGTCCAAAGACTACTTTATCGCGATCGCCGCGAAGCTCGGCTATGTGATCACGATTACCGAGTTCGCGCCGTTCCGCTGCGGCATCAACCGCGCCGGCGACCCGCTCAACAGCGCCGATTGGGCCTTCACCTGGCGGGTCAACGCGACCCTCACGTCACCGATCCAGTATTTCGAGGTCAGCGTACAGACCGCCGGTGACGCGCTCGCCTGGTGGGGCGACAAGCTGCTCGAATGCATGTTGAACGCCCTGAAACCGGCGCACACGGTCTTGATCTTCGGCTACGCCCAGCCGGGCACCGAGCCGCAGTATTTGCTGATGGACGACGGCTCGATTGCGCTCGACGACCGCGGAAACCCGATCTTGGCCCAGCTTTATTGAGGTGCTGCGATGAAGATTGCCGCTGCTTTGGTTGCCGCCGTTCTGCTCTGCGCCGCGTCGCCGGCGATGGCGCAAGGCACCTATTGGGCACCCGGTGTCGCCGGCGCGCCGGGGCCGACCGAGCCGCTGGTCCCCGGATCGCGGATCGCGATGGTCGAACCGTCCGCCACCGGACCGGGCGGCTGGGGCACCCGCGCCCTCTTGTCGTCGGGCGCTTTCGAGGCCTTCGCCACCGCCGGCGGCTACAACCTGCCGAGCGGCGCCATCGTCGGGACCACCGACGCGTAAACCTTGACGAACAAGATGGTCGACGCCGGCGAGATCACGAGCGGGGTTCTCGATCCCGCGCGGCTCCCGGCCGGGTTCAATTTCGTCCAAGAGGGGCTGGGCTACTCGCCCGAGGTCTGCGGCCGCTTCGTCCGGCTGCATATCACCGCCGCCGGCGACATGCAGGTCGACCCTGGTGTCGCCGGGCAGACGGTGCGGATCTGCGATTTCGAATACTCCGCACCCGGAACCGTGAACTGGTATTTCGAGAGCTCGAACAGCGGCACGTGCGCCGCGCCGACGCAAATCGACATTCAATGGACCCTGGTCGCCAATCAATCGAAGGGCGCGTTCAAGTTCGTCTATTCCGGGCTTAACGCCGGCCTCGGAAATCAGCTCT